AAGCAAATTCAAGACTGATTTTAGTCAACTAAGATGGTATAATATCTATATATGGACATTGAATTAGCTGATCATTTTGATCGCATGAACAAGGTAGTTGAAGAACTACTTAAAGGTAACAATCCAACTCAAATCGCCTCTATAACTGGTTTTAAACGTGCAGAGGTCTTAGGGTATATAGACGAGTGGAAAGAGGTCGTTAAAAGCGATTCTGGAGCTCGTGACAGGGCAAAGGAAGCCATATCTGGAGCAGACCAACATTACGCCATGTTAATAAAAGAGGCCTGGAAGACCGTAGAGGATGCAGATCAAGCAGGACAATTAAACATAAAAGCAACGGCATTAAAACTAATTGCAGATATTGAAGGTAAAAGAATTGGGATGCTACAAGAGGTTGGCTTACTTGATAATCAAGAGTTGGCTTCGCAGGTAGCAGAAACAGAACGCAAACAGGATGTTCTAGTTAAGATTCTAAAAGAAGTTACAGCAACATGTCCTAAGTGTAAGATGGAAGTTGCCAAGCGTTTATCTCAAATAACAGGAGTTGTTGAGCCAGTTGTAATTGAGACTGAGGAAGCTAGTGGATCTTAATTTCAATGATCTAATTGATATCCTTGATGGTGAGGAATTCGATGAGAGGCCAGTCGATTTAAAGACATTTGTTACTAGTCCAGATTATCTTGGCCTTCCACCGCTTTCTGAATATCAATACACATTAATTGAAAAAAGTTCTCAAATATATAAAGAGTCTACTCTTATTAAACTTTTTGGGGAAGACGAAGGTCGTCGTAGGTTTAAGCAAACCTGCAATGAAGTAATTGCACAATTAGGTAAGGGTAGCGGAAAAGACTACTGTTCAACTATAGCAGTATCTTATATGGTATATCTATTGCTCTGCCTCAAAGATCCAGCAACATATTACGGAAAACCTCCTGGAGACTCTATAGATATTCTTAATATTGCTATTAACGCTCAACAGGCCAACAACGTTTTCTTTAAAGGGTTTAAAACTAGAGTAGATAGATCTCCTTGGTTTATTGGTAAGTATGAGGCTAAGGCATCTGAAATGAAATTTAATAAAGCTATAACAGTTCATTCTGGCCACTCGGAACGTGAAGCTTGGGAGGGGTATAACGTAATAGCAGTTATCCTAGATGAAATTTCAGGTTTCGCTACAGAGAATACGACTGGGCATGACCAAGCAAAAACAGCAGACGCTATCTATGATATGTATCGTGGATCTGTCGTATCACGTTTCCCAGACTATGGTAAAGTAATTTTACTTTCGTTTCCACGATTTAAGAATGACCCAATTCAAAAATTTTATGATTCTGTAATTGCTGAAAAAGAAACTGTAGTCAGAACTAAGACTTTGAAGATGGATGAAAGCTTGCCAGACGGAACAGATGGAAATGAAATAACTGTTGAATGGGAAGAAGATCACATTGTGTCTTATACAATTCCTAAAGTTTATGCTTTGAAAAGACCTACGTGGGAAATAAATCCTACAAAGACTATAGAAAATTTTAAAGTAGAATTCTACAAGAATATGCCAGACGCTCTTGGTCGTTTTGCTTGCATGCCACCAGAAGCGATTGATGCATTCTTTAAGTCAAGAGAAAAAATAGAAAAAGCTTTTAACAATATGGCATTAGCCGTAGATCAATTTGGCAGATTTGAAAATTGGTTCGCACCAGACCCAGACAAGGAATACTTTATACATGTAGACTTGGCACAAAAGCATGACCATTGTGCCGTATCTATGGCTCACGTTCAAAAGTGGGTAAATGTAAAAGTAACCGACACATACTCCCAGCCTGCGCCAATCGTAGAAGTAGATGCAGTTAGATATTGGACTCCTACTGCAGATAAGTCAGTAGATTTTACTGAGGTCAAAGACTATATTCTTTCTCTAAGAACAAAAGGATTTAAAATAAGATTATGTACATTTGACCGATGGAACTCACATGATATGATGCAACAATTAAAACAATATGGAATTAATACAGAAACCCTATCTGTTGCTAAAAAACATTATGATGATATGGCAATGGTGGTCGCAGAGGACAGGCTTTCTGGCCCACATATACCACTTCTTATAGACGAGTTGTTGCAGCTGAAAATTATGCGTGATAAGGTTGATCACCCAAGAAAAGGATCAAAAGACTTAGCTGACGCAGTCTGTGGCTCAATATATAATGCTATAAGTAAAACTAAGTTTGAAACAAACAGAGAAATTGATGTTCATACATATGACTCAATAGCCCGTAGAAATGATAGACAGGAAGAAGATATTAGATTAAATGTAATTAGGCCTCCCAAAATGCCTTCAAAATTGGCGGATGTACTAGACGGAATGGAAATACTATGAGCATATACCAAGAAAAAGCAAGAGAATGTAAGTGCTGTGGAAAGCATGTGCCGCTTCCAACTACTTTAAAAGAGTACGCTGGGTACATGCTGTGTCCTACAACATTTGCAAATGTAATTGAATACAAGAGGCTGTGGAAATCTCTTGGATCAAGACCGCCAGGAAGCGTCAGAAAACACTTCTCTGACTATGTCCAGCAGTTGGTAGAAACAACTATTGACAAAAATGAGGACGGGACAATACAATAAGACCCTGTGGCGTTAGCTCAGTTGGTCAGAGCCCCAAACTCATAATTTGGTCGTCGTAGGTTCAAGTCCTACACGCCACACAAAAGAGAGTATAATAGAGATATGGATGAGGACATGGAACTGCAATACTATTTAGAAATAGGTGCGATAACCCTAGAGGGCGTGGATGAAAATGGCGAAATGATTTTTGCTATCCATGAAAAAGCAAAAGATGTAGCCCCAGAATTATGGGAGGCACACATCCAGCATATTGACGAATCTTTAATTAAATTATATGAAAAAGGTTTAATGGAAGTGGAATATGATGAAAATCTAGAAGCCACTTTACATTTAAGTCCAGAAGGACAACAAATGGCGAAAGAAATGGGTTTAATCCAAATGGATTTCCCAGACACGCCAAACGAATAGGAGATAAAATGCCATACGACATTAAACAAAATGTAGCAGGTTGCAGAGGGTTTGCAGTAGTCAATGACAAAGGCGAACTCAAAGGATGCCACCCAAGCAGAGGTAGAGCTTTGGCTCACCAGAGGGCTTTGTATGCTGCAACAGCAAATGAAGAAAAGATGAAAGAAAAGAAAAAGCGCATCTTGTAATCTAAAAAGCTTTTTGCTATAATATATGTGGGTCGCCGTTAGGGGCCCACATATTAATTTATTCGCTTGAAGGAGGAATAAAATGGTTACAAACCTATCATTGGATCTTTTTAAAGATCCATTTTTTATTGGCTGGGATCGCCACTTTAAAGATCTTGAAAAACTTATGGGTGCATCTACTAATTACCCGCCATACAATCTAAAACAAATTGGAGAAGACTCCTATGCTGTTGAAATTGCTTTGGCAGGATTCAGCAAAGAAGACATCACAGTAAAGCAGGAAAAAAATGTTTTAACGATTACTGGTGAAAGCAAATCGGATACCAGTAGCACCTACATTCACAGAGGTATTGGAGGCCGCAATTTTACAAGAACATTTTCTCTTGCAGAATATGTTGAAGTACATAGCGCTATAATGCTACAAGGAATGCTAATAGTTAATTTAATTAAAAGGGTTCCAGAGGAAGCAAAACCAAAAGTATTTTCAATTACTGATGGTGATGAATTAGCCGCAATTTCTGGCGCAGAGCAGGATGAAATGCTTGAGCAGGCAGAAAAAGAAGGCCTCTTGAAACGTAAGAAGAAGAAATAGTATAATAGTAACCTGGGCATCGCAGCCTAGGATCCGCCTGAGCATGCGGCTAAACTGCTCCTTTAAATTTAGGAGATAGAGTGCCAGCTTATGATTACAAGTGTGTGATTTGTTCATACACAAAAGAAATACCTAAGCCAATAACACAAGCCAACACAGTAGAGCTTTGTGAAAAATGCGGTGCGGCAATGGTTAAACAATTCAACACATTCGGCATTCAGTTTAAAGGCACAGGCTTTTACAAAACAGATAACGCTAAATAGTTCAATGTTATAATTAACTTGTTGCAAAAGTTGTAACAAGGAGTTATAGTTGACTAGGACTAAATTATGGAGATTATCATTAGCCGCCATTTTAGGCTTTGGTTGGCTGTTTTTAACGCCTGCATATAGTGATGATCCATTGGGTTTAGCCGCTCAAGAAATACAAGAATTAAACGCAAGTGTCGCTGATTTAAATTACAAAGAAGAATTTCAATTTTTAATTTCTGAAGCAGAAGATAAATATGATGCTGCAGTAGCTGCAAAAGACGCAAGAGACGATGCTTCAGATTCTTATGATGCGGCGGTAGCAGCAGAAGAAACAGCTTTATCTGAAAAACAAATAGCTCAAACCGCAGTTGATACCCAGACTGCTATAGTGTCTACAAAGCTAACTGATAAAAATAATAAGTATAACACTTACAATTCTGCACAAATAGCACTTAATGCACATATCGCAACATATGGAAATGGCGGAAGTACAGGTGTTTATTTTAGAATATACCCATTGTCTCGTATGGGTAATTACGCATATTTAGCTCAAGGAGCTGGATTAATGTGTCATGGAACTATTCCTACATTTGATATATGGGCTGGGTCTGGGGCTATTTGTGGTCTATCTCAAAATATAATTGGTATATTTGAAGCAACTATCACAGTACCAGCCGAAATAGATGCAGTAAAATTTGCTGGATCTACTGATGATGGATTTAGACTTTATGTTGATGGAGTTTTAGCTACAGAACAATGGCAAGAACAGGGAACTTCTTGGAGCCCATATACTCAATGGTTTGATACATCTTCTGATAAAACATTACAGTTGCAAGCTTGGTGGTATAACGGCGGTGGTCCAGGAAATATGCATGTCGGAGTTGGAACAAATCAATGGTGGAGCGGAATTCCAGCAGAGTGGATTGCCTATGGATCTCCATTAACACAACAACAAATAGACGATAGAGCCTCTTTGCAAGCAGATCGTGATACCAAATATTCTCAATATCAAACAGCGTTATCTCAATATAATTCTGCTAATTCAACTTTAACAACTTACAATCAAACTTTAACAAATAAAACAGCTGCACATAATACTGCAATTACAAACACATCTAATGCTTTAACCGCAAAAAATAATACTATAGATGCTTATAATCAATCAATTATAGATTTAAATAATGCTATTGATGATGCTTGGAATTATTATGAAGAACAATTAGCTAGAGAAATTGCAATTGCAATTGCACAAGCTGCTGCAAATGCTGCAGCGAATCAACCTAAACCAGAACCTACCCCTGAGCAATCCAATAGCCCAGAACCCACACCAGAGCCAACGCCAGAAGAGACCCTAGAACCAGAACCATCTCCACAGCCTACCCCCTCTCCTGAACCATCACCTGAGCAAACTGAACCAGTCGATCCCACTCCTGAGCCAACGCCTGAAACCACAGATGAGCCGAAGCCAGAACCAACTGTTGATCCTGAGCCCACTCCAGAGCCTTCACCAGAGCCTTCACCTCTGCCATCGGATATAAATCCAGAGCCAACTCCTGAACCAGAACCAACTCCTGCTGAACCTTCAAAAGAACCATCAGGTAATAGTATCACAGATGATTTGAGTGCGCTAGCTAATTTAACTAGTAAAGATAATGTAATTGTTAAATTAACTCCAGAGCAAGCTGCAGCTGTGGCAAATGTTTTAGTGGAATTATCAGCAGAAGCAAAGCAGGAAGTTGCAGAAGAATTAGGAATTAAGGCTGCGGAAATTGCAGTGATTGCTGAAGCGATGAAAGAAAATCCTATTTTAGCGGCGGCAGTGGTAGAATTTTCTAATAGGGCGGAAGAAAATGCTGATGCTCCTATGCCATATACATTAGCAGATGCGACTACAGAATTGGCGGCGGAACAATTATTATCAGATCCTATAGGAGCATTTACAAATATAGATTTTGAAAAAGTATTTAGCCCGTCAGAGTGGGGCAAAGATATGACAGATGACCAAAGAGAAAAGGCACAGGAAGTAATTGTGCCAGTAATTATTGCAAGCAATATTGTGGCAGCAGCCATGACAAGGAGGATATAATGAAAATAATTAAGGGAATCCTAAATTATATTTGGGAGGTAATTAAAGAAAGCATTGCCCAAATATTTACCCTCCTAGGGTTTTTTATAGCATGGTTGACCCTAACGGGTAGCGCCCAGCAGGTAGTGGGCGTAGCAACAGTAATTGCTACTGTTATTTGGCTTGCTACCATCCCTCTTCGAAAAGAAGAATAGAAATGCTATAATAGAGGCATGAGAAAATTAGGTGCCTCATTAGCTAGTATAATGCTAGCCCTCACAGTTACATCGTGTAATTTTGATGGTTCATTCCGTTATGAATGCCAAGACCCAGCAAATTGGGAAAAGGCAGAATGCAATCCTCCAATTTGTGAGACTACTGGAACTTGTTCAAGAGATTTAGTTGGACAGGAAGTATGGGATGAGTACCAGAAATCAAAGGTAAAGAATGGCTAGAGAAAGATTAACCCCAGCAGATCTTGATGCAAGATTAAAATTTATTCTTGGCATCACGCTTGGAACAATTTTATTGTGTACATCACTAGGTATTTTGTACGCTCTTATATTTGTAACCCAGCCAATTGGAGCACAGTCAGAAAATGATAAAATGTTCTTTAATGTGCTTGGTAGCGTTGCAACATTTATCACAGGTACTCTTGCAGGTCTATTGATCGGTCAATCTGGTGCTAAAGATGTTATGGCGGCGCAAATGGCAAACAAAGAAATAGATGCAAAGAATACTCAAGCAGATAAGAAGCTTGAATCAGAATTAGAAATTAATGAATTAAAGGCTGAAGTAGAAGCAGATGCAGTCAGGGCTCGTCTTGATGCAAAGCCAAATGATCAAATGCCAGCAGAACAGCCAGTAGATACAGAATGGGATAAAGATTAAAATGTCAGATAACTTTCTAGTACCAGAAGAAACGGCAAAGGCTCCTAAAGGAAGCGCTGCCCGTTTAATTCAAGTTGCTAAATCTCAAGTTGGATATATTGAAGGTCCAAAAGACAATGAGACAAAGTATGGTGCGTTTACAAAAGCTAACTTCCAGCCATGGTGCGGATCATTCGTAATGTGGTGTGCAAATCAGGCTGGCGTAAAGGTTCCAAATACAGTTTATACTCCAGGTGGTGCAGCCGCATTTAAGAAATCTGGAAGATGGATAGATGTAGATGTTGCAGATCCAGAGCCAGGAGATATTGCTTATTTTGATTTCCCTGGAGATGGAGTAGATAGGATTTCGCATGTTGGAATCGTTGTTGAAGACAATGAAGATGGAACTGTATGGTGCATTGAAGGAAATACTTCAAGCAGCAAAAAGGGAAGTCAAAGAAATGGCGGGGAAGCCTGCAGGCAACTTCGTGCATTTAAGAAGAATAAGAAGAATGTACCTATCTCCATAGTAGGATTTGGACGCCCTAAGTTCAAAGCATAATGAAGACATATAAGGTAAAATTAGAGATTGAAGCAGAAGTACAGGCATTTGACGAGAATGATGCTGTAGACTATTTAAACGACATATTCGGAGTTGATGACGAAGTCAGAAATGTCAAAGTTGTCAGCGTAAAGGAGAAGTGATGGCTAAAGAAGGATACAAGCCCACCGCTGGTATGAAGGCGGCAGCTAAGAGAGCTATTCGTTGGAAAGAACAAGG